GTTCATCTTGTTTTTGTGCACCAATTGATGCTGTGGTTGAATCACCACCCATTTCAGCAACTGGCTTCTTCTTCAGAGGATTCACTTTACCATTCTTGTCATTGATTTCGCCCATGTCACGACCAATAGATTCACCACCAGCCGCCATAGACATACCAGTTTCTACGCCTTTGTCGATGGCTTCTTTGAATGAACTTTTGGCTTGCGAGAGGGTGAGCTTGCCTTTGTAGCGGCTGGCTTCTTGGATGTTTTTGGTACTGGCTTCGGTGCGGGCACTGGCTTCGGCTCCTGTACTACCACTGGTGCTTCTACCTTCGGTAATGGTTGTGGTTTCGGTACTACCACTGGCTCCAGTACTACCACTGGTGCTTCTACCTTCGGTAATGGTTGTGGCTCTGGTTCCACTGGTGGTTTGCTCTTCACAAAGAAACTTTTCATAAATTTCAACATTTACATTCTCCTTTAATTTAACTATGTAACCTTTGTCTGACTTAACCACTTCACCGCCTTTGGTGTGTGCGTCTTTAGCAGCATTGTTTCGTATTGCATATACTTTAGGCTTGTTACCTGATGCAATATATGTAGCTCCATCCTTGACAACTGTTCTTTCACCACTGATACTCTCACAGAATAAAAGTTCGAAATCTTCATTGATAGACTCTTTGACTGGTTTCTTGCGCGTGGGCTTCTGGCTACTAGCTCCACTCATAGGAACTTCAGCAGTCTTCTTGATCATCTTTTGCTGTTCAGTGTGTGTTGGATCCTGCACCAAAGTTCCATGAACTGAGTGATGCGTGACTTTACCATTCTTGCCGTATCTGCCATAGCCGTAGTATTGTAGACCAAGGCGCCTAGCTTCATCGGTTGCTTTGTTCTCACCTTCAGCGGAGTGTGGAAGAGACTGTTCTGTGCCTTTCTTAGGAATAGGCAGTGTGTCTTTCTTCTGTAGTTCACCGGCAACCCATGCTTTAGCTTGTTCGTTCTTAGGTGGTGCTTGAACAAACTTCTGAACAGTCTTGAAGACTTTATCCATTTCTTCTTTTTTGGCTTTGACAACTTCTGGTGCTGCGGTGCGCAAGTCTTCGGAGTTATCAAATTCAACATAACTGTTGCCAAACAGTTTAGCCATCTCTGGGCGTGAATTGTTTACTGCGTCCCACTTTTCTTTACGGATGTTCTCGGGAACTGTGCGACCGCCTCTTTGCCCACGTTCAACGTTTCTCTGTGCAGAAACTTCATCTTGGGTGACAACTGCGACCATAGAAGTTTCGTAGCCAATCTCTTCTAGGTTCTTCTTTATCTTAGCATACTTTGCAGGATCATCACCTGTGCCATTGATAATGATACCGTTACGACCTAACAGCGCCAGCTTCTGCTTTAACTCTGTCATGTCTTTTGCTTTACCGCGAACAAGGGTTCGTGCGTCAGCTTCAGTCTCTGGCATTTTCTTGTCCAGATTGTTCTTATCCATCAGGAACTCAAGTGCTTTGTCTGAGTTGATTTCAATCAAACCATGACCAGCGAGTGTGTTATCCAACACATAGTCTTTGCCTGAGCCTGGACCACCAGATAAAAACACAGCCTTGAAGATGCCTTTATCGTGGACACCCTCAGATAGAATCATCTGAATTTGTGATCGGAAGTCTTCTTTGACTTGCATTCCCTTACGCACATCGCTATACAATTCTTTAGCGTGTTCTGGCGCTACGTGACTTGGAATGCCTTTTTTGAATTCTTTGAAGTTGCCTTTTGATGCATGGCTGCGCATCTTAGATGCAGACATGCCGGATACACCCTCAGCATCAGGATCGCGTTCGCCTGCGGAGTGTACATGGATACCACGGAACTTGAAGTATCCATGCGTACCTTTTACGCCATTGTATTTGTGCAAAATCTTTTCATACTCACCAGTTCTATCAGAACCTGCAATCATGTGCAAGTGTGTAGCGCCAGCTTTGTGTAGCTTTGATGCTTGAGCTAGAAAGTTTGGATGTTCTTTACTGGAGGTTGTGATATTCGTGTCAGGAAAATATCGTTGTGCGTGTTTGACTTTTTGCTCACCTGAGAGTGGATTCTTCTCAGCGTCCTGTGAATGAGATAGAACAACGTGGTGTGTTCCCTTCACAGATTTAGCAACATCTTTGACTTTATCAACCAGTTTTGCATGACCGGTTGTCGGTGGATTCATGCGGCCGAAAGCAAGGACCGCATGTTTTTCTGTTGTTTCTTCTAGATATTCTATAAACTTCATTTACTCCGCCTCTACAGCAAGTTTCATTATAGTCTATTTAGCAAAAAACAAATGTCAATCGTGAATCAGTTCTCCAGTTCTGGCGATTCTTCCAGTACAATACACACGATCAACTTCAATCAGTTTATCTTTTGAAATGTTCAAGAAATGCACATGTTCCGTGTCCAATTGTCCAAGAATACTGAGATTTTTCTGCAATACATTGAAATAATCATCAGCTAGACTGGAGCACAGCGAGAACAGTCTGGTGTCCAAGCAGTGTGTTGCACCAGAAACGACCGGATTCATCCATGTTTCATTACGCCTCTTGAACACATAATGTCCTTGCTTGTCGGCATAATATGAAATGTCAAAGCCATCATCAAGAACATATCTTCCAGACAGCTTGAATATCCTATCACACACGATTCCTTGCCTCTTTATGAAATTCAGCATTTCCATGAGAATGATGGTTTCACCATGGCTCTTCATGCCATGTGATGAAAACATTTTGACTGCATGATGATCATTGAAACTTACAATCTTACAGTATTTCTGTAATTCATCTGCCATGCTCACCATGATTTGCACGGCCGAGATATCCGCAAGAAAGATCATAGCTGTTGGATCTTTTCCGCGAATGGATTTCAGTGTATCCAAGGTGTCATTAAATCTCTGCATTGAATTGAAAACACCAGCTTGTGTGAGCAATGCAGAAGTTACGATGAATACGTTCATGTGTGATTGAAATCTTTGAATATGACAAACCAATAGCCTGGATTGACATAGTTGATCTTGAAGTCGTGCGGCGACAATCTGTATGACATTAGCAGCATGGACTGATCATCATCAATCAAATCAACGCTCATGTAACTCATCAGTGCGTTTGTCATCAGTTTAGCCATTCTCTCCCACTTGTCAACCGGTGCAACAATATGGCAACCCTGGACATACACATTGTTTGTTTTGACAATATTGAATATGGGTTCAGCTTCGTCTGGATTAGAGAAACAGAATAGGTTGATCAAATTCTGTGTGTTGAATTTCCATTCCATGCCAGCAGGACAGAATGTATCTTCACGAACATAGCCAAAGTCTAGCCAAGCAGCAGTGCCTGTTGGCACATAACCCATCTTGATTGCAGTGTTTACAAACAGAGACTTGGCGTAATTTATGAACACATAATGTGGCGACCAATACTCAGGCATTGTTGGCTGATTCAGATGTGCAATGAACTCAGGTCGTCTTTGAATATGTGCTATGCGTTCCAGTAGTTGTTTGTTGTCTTCAAAGATATTATCAGAAGGCACACAAATGATATCATCACGAAAGCTCTTGATTGTATCAATGAATTTACTTTCAGTGAAGACAACGATAGGATTCTTTAGCTCTGTTAGTCGCTTGAATCTATCCAGATATGTTTGTGTGTCACGCTTGAGATAGTGTGGCAGTGGCTGACCATTCAGTGAGCCTTCCCAGTTTGATCGACCAATATCAAAGAACGCGGTGACAATGGTGACAGTTTCGCTCATTTCTTGATCCAGTACCAAACATCGTTAGGGCAAGTTTGAACTTCGGCGCCATGCTTTGCTGCAAATTCATTGACTGCACGATTCACACCTTCAATCACATTGTAGTCATGACCAGCGAATACACCACCAGATTTTACTTTACTGAAATAATTTTCACAGTCAATTGTGACTTGTTCGTATGTGTGTATTCCATCAATGAATATAAAATCTAGTGAATTATCTTCAAAATGATTGACCATGTTATCTGAGAAATCGCGATGCATGATGAATCTGTCACCGAACTCGGCACAGTAGTCTAAAATTTGTTTATGCATGTCAACACGATCTGTTAGGAATCTACCATTCCAGTCCTGATAGTTTACATATGGATCAATTCCATGTAATACCAACTCAGGCAAGTTTTTCAGCAAGTAATGTGTTGTGTGACCTTCAGCACAACCAATCTCCAAGCCGATTTGTGGTCCTTTGCCCTGCAATAGAAGTAGTAGTCCTTTACCAGAACAAATCCATTCATCCGCAGGATTAGTATTCAATACAAGATATTCGCTCATAATTTTCTCTCATGTAGTAATAGTAAAATACTTGGGTGATGACCCAGTATCAGTTTCAGTTGTAATCTTCACATCATACTTATCATAGTAATATTTGACCCATTCGGGAACTCTGTCATATTGGTGGACAATAACGAAAGGTTTACCTTCAGCAGTCTTCACCACACCATCTTCCATGTATGGTCGTTCTTCTAGCAAGTGTGGTCCAAACTGTTCCATCTGGTCTGGTTTATTTGTCACATGTGCATTGACTGCCCAACCATCCATCAGCGGAAGATATGTTGTTACAGTATTCCATGGTTTAAAACTCAGCAGTATATTATATGCGGCTTGATCTGCAACCCAATCTGCACGATTACCAGACATTTGAAATAGCGCAAAGCACAAGTCTTTGATGTATTCTGTTGTGCCAGCTAGAATGCCTACGTTGAAGACTTCATGATCTTTGATATCTTCATAGAAGTATTGACCGAAGTTCTTGATGATGTTATCGCGATTCCATTGCTCATGGCGAATCATAATTGCTTCAGACTGTGCAATAATTCCTTTGTCTCTGCTACCATACAGTTTTTGCATGTATAAACTAGGATT